GAAATATGGTACAGTATATGGAAAAAAGTATTGTGTGAAGACGGATTACGGAGAATGGGATAGTGAGTTTACGATGGAACTATTAGAAAAGTTTATATCGGAGTACTATAAAAAATTAAGGAAGGGCGGGACGATGATAATGTTCTTTGACCTGTGGAAAATTACACCATTAAAGGAATTAATGGAGAAATATAAGTTCAAGCAAATCCGAATGATAGAATGGATAAAAACCAACCCGCAGCCATTAAATTCGGGTGTGAATTACTTAACGAATTGTCGCGAGATAGCATTAATCGGAGTAAAGGGAGGAAGTCCAACATTTAATAGCAAATACGACAATGGCATTTATATGTATCCGTTACAAGGCGGAAAAAACCGGTTTCACCCAACTCAGAAAAGTCTACCATTATTTGAGGCACTCATTACAAAACATTCAAATGAAAACGATCTCGTATTAGATACATTTTTAGGAGCAGGTACGACAGCAATTGCTTGTAAGAATACAAAACGAAAGTTCCGTGGGTGTGAAATCTCAGAAGAGTACTGTGAAAAAACAAATGAAATATTAGCAGGGAACGATGAAAATGAGTAAATGACATAGTAAGAAGAGAGAGACATATTTTTATTCTTCTTGTCGGCGAGTGTTAGTATTTGTGGACGGATTTTTCAGTTTGGCGATGACGCAAATATATGGGTCGTTAAGTTCAAACCGAACACCAATAACCTCAACTGTAATCTTATCGTTTTCTTTGATATCGGCGAATTTTTTATTGGTGAAATGATGGTCTCGTGCCACAAATACGACGACAGGCACAATCCCGTTATTGTCGTTGACTTCTGCGTGGACACCCGCTTTGGTAATAGTTTTTACATCACATTCAATCAACATACCTTCTACTGGGTGACAAACCATGCATTCAAACACCGTTTGGAATTCTATTTTATCCCCATTTACGGTGCCACTTGAATATTTGAGAACCTTAACTGAATTGGGCTTAATAAATCCTTCTGGAATACAACGTCCCTCGGTATTCTTTGAAATCCAGCGTTCTAAATTCTGTTTGAGTGTTTGTCCGACCTCTGTAATAGATAGGAAGACTTTCATGGTAAGTAATTCGGTTACATACACGCCATAGATCTTATCATTATCCTTGGGGTTGGGGTTGGTCGCAATTTGCTTGGCCATTCTAATTAATATACTCGTATATATTGTTTTATATGTATTAAAACAATTTATTCAATTTTCTTGGTTAAAACCGTTCTAGCCTCTGGCAGCTGTGATACGGTTTAAAATAACTTCTTCTGGGTTAAAGAACCAACGTTTGGAAAGGTGTTTAATGTCGTCATAATGCCGAAGTAATATTTCAGTCATGACGCAAAGACCGTTTTTCCAAATGGTATTTGGAATATTGACACCTTCAATGGTAATTTTGTCATTTAATTTTTGTTCGGAGTAAACCGGACGATTACATATGGCATTTAGTCTCTCAATAAGCTCTCTTTTGCCGGCGTTTTCACAATAGGCCCCTTTATTATTTCGTTTTTCTTTCATGTTCTTTGTTTTAAATACAATACGATTGCTCTCCTTAAACTGTCCCATAAAACCGATAATATCATTATATATGCTACTACTTGAAATAAGCTTTGACAACGGTTGATTAAATGTGTTATCATCAGTGATGTCTATCTCATTCCAAATAGTATTATCAAGAGTGTCTTGTGAAAATATCTTAAATAACTCTGGATTAGCATCGTCTAAAATAATAAAGCCTGTCTTAGGTCCTGCCCGTAAAATATGTTTGTCAAAATAGTCTTTAATATATTCTTCAATTGTATTTAGAGTGCGATCATTATCAGCATACAGATATTGTAGAATGAGTAATCGGTCGTTTAATGACAATGTATCTAAGTAATGGTGTACTGCGAACTTTGAGATCATATCATCGGACAATCCATCGTCTACGTGAAACATCTTTAACTTAAACGAAACGTTGCCGAGTAGTTTAAACCAAACGGTTTCGCCCGTAGTTAGGTCATCAATTTCATTATCTGGCTTTAACGTAGTGGTAGTGTCTTTCATTTCATTATCTGGCTTTACCGTAGTAGTAGTGTCTTTCATTTCAATAGCGTATTTCATCATATTCGCAACGTCGTTTATAACATCGTCGTATGTGCGCTTATTTTGAATAATATTTATTTTGGAAGCGATTTGTGCAGTAGTCTCCGGAGGGGCAGTAAGTTTTAACGGAAGTGCCATTTTTAGAGTAGTAGGTTTATATTCAACAGGCATACTTCGTTCAAATGTGGACGCGGTTTCGTCAGTTATTTCAGTAGGTTGGAATGCGTAAATATCACCAGAATTGATCAAGTGTCCTCGTCTACCGTATTTATCAATTAAGTGTTCATATGAGTTATTGACGAAGCGGGATAAAGCAAAGTCTATTTGTACCTCGGTATATTTGTATTCAATCTCATCATTCGGTAGATTAGTGGCAATATTTTTAATCAATTGTTTATTTGGTGTATTTGGACGAATATTGATAGAATTAATAAGTTCGGTTCGGGTATAGGTGGGTTTTTCTTTGAATAGTTGTCGTATACGTTTTACGATCATGCTATGATTGATCTGTGCGAACTCTTCTGTATAAGTATCATTCGTTGTATCAGATGGTTGAATGGTAGCATTAGGAGAACAAGTGAAACTACAATTGTCCATATAATCGCACATATCAGTGAAAGCCCTGTCACCGACTTGATAATCAATTTCGGTTTCAGGTTTGCTGGAAAGCTTGATTTTAATCTCTTTGTTTTCTGCTTGTTCTAATAGTTTATCAATGGTAAAATTGGTCTGCCCAATATTTAAAATACAGTCCACCGCGTTTTCTTTCAATATTCGTGTCACTTTCCCTATTTGTACGGCTTTTTTCTCAGCGAACCGGTAAACATACATATCAGCAGTTTCTTCGTCATCGGTTGGTGCAGTGGCGTGTAAATATATTTCTACGTTGCGTTCTTCAAACGGTAGACTACAATGGCTTCGGTTACGAACACCGCGTCCAATGATTTGTTCAATCCGGTTCATATTATACCAAGGTTCCATTATATGTACTTGGCGAACATTTTTGAAGTCAAGACCTTCTGCTGCGGCTTTGGTGATGAGGATAACTTTCACATTCTGTCCATAATTATTTTCAGGATTGGTGATATAGTTCAGATCGGCGGCATTGTTTGGCGAGAACCGTTTGTCGCCGGTGATCATTACATATTTTGCCGGATAAAAACGAGTATTAGAAGAGTTTGGTTTTAATGTAATCGCGTCAATTGGTTCGGTGGGTCTTTTCTTAAAAAGAGATTTTGCATTTTTATCAGAACCGTATCGCGAGAACCCTAGTTCTTCTAATGCCAGTGCTAATGGTACGACACCTCCGTCAATGTATTGTGAGTAAACGATAATAATCCCGGTAGAGGTCATGATTTTACTGCAAATATCAGACATTTTATTACTATATTTGTAAAGGTTCTCTTGGTTGAATATTCTACCATATTTTTTCAATGTATCTTCTTTGTATTCGTAATTATATTTAAGTATATCGCTGGTTTCGTGTTTCATAATTCGCGCAAGACCGTTTTTGCCAACCATATTTTGAACAATCGTTTCCAAGTTGGCATCGCCGGGTTGGGTGTTTGTAATAATAGCGTCTAATTCTGGACTGGGGTATACAATATCAAGAGATTGTATGGGTTTTTCCAGATAAGTGTATCCAAATGTTTCCATGTTCTCAAAAGTAGGCATAACTTTTGTTTGTCCAAACTTATCGGTTACATTACCGCCGCGATTACGTAAATAATCCATAATGCATTTATATCCGTGTGTCTGATATTCACCCAACTTAGTCACATATAAAGGGATATTTTGAATGGGTGCTTCAATATCCTTGCTATTCATTTGTATTTTTGGGTAATTTTCAATATCAAGTTTATTTTCAGGTGAAAATACATCTGGATATATACGAAATGGGAAGGTGTATGGGTTCTCCCCGCGAACATATGAAACATATCCTGTAAGTTTTCTTCTTAGAAGAGCATCTCCGTTTTCCGGCCCGGTTACGAAGTTGCCAGTCTTATCAAACACCATTTGTTCTTTAATAGAGCTACGTTTATCTACCGCGTTCAATATGTTTGTTAACCAAATGATTTCTTTGTAGCTATTGTACATAGGTGTGGCGGATAGTAGTAAAAGTCGCAGGTTTTCCGCGTATTTACACACCTCTTTTAATAGCGATGCGATCTTCGTACCTTCTTTATTGTCGTCAGTTGGACGGATATTATGTACCTCGTCAACAATAATGAGGCGATTATCAAAAAATCTACGGATGCGTTTTATTTTTAATTCTTTACGTTCGTCATTGGTCAAATTGCCTGGATCAGATTTGAGAACCTTTCCTTGTATAAAATGTGCGAGACGGGTGTATCCAACGAAAGAATAGTATTTGTTAATAATCCCATTGATTTGTGCGGTAACTTTTTCCCTGGATAGCCCGCGAAGTCCGGTTGGATTAATCTCCTTTAATAGCGAATTGCCTATACAAGTATTCAAGTTCCATAAATCGCCGTCAGCTTCTAACTTCCGTTCATCAAATAATTGGAGACGGAAATTATTTTGGACATTTGGAGAAGCAACGATCAATATGCGTTCGGTTATACCGATTTGTTTCATAAACCCGCGTGCTTCCTCTGCAATACCGATTGCACTACACGTTTTACCAGTGCCGAGCCCATGATATAATAAAAGAGCATTATATGGGGTTTGAAACGAAAGAAAATTTTTAACAAACATCTGATGAGGCATCAATTCAAAGTCTGCATCACATAACAGATCTGCGTGTGTTTTAATGTCTCGGATCTTGCCATCATACATGGTATCATAGAACTCTTTACGCTTTGCGATTTTAATGTTAAAGTTGGGGTCATTTAATTCCGGGTATAGAAAATCAAGTGTTTCGTCCGTACCTTGGTTACGGCTTTCAACTAATTCTTTCTTGTATATAAAATTGTTACCCTGTTCACTGTCTATATCTGTCGGAAGTATACCAATATCACGTTGTATTTGTAAATCGCCTGGTGTCATTTGAGGTTCAGTGTCTGATATGACCGTGTCTACCACTTCATCATATATGCTATCAGCCGTTCTACTTTCTACGGCGGTAACAACGGGCTCGGGTGAAGTGGTAACAACCGGTTCGGGTAAATTGGTGACAACCGGTTCGGGTAAAGTGGTGACAACAGGTTCGGGTGCAGTGGTAACAGCGGGTTCGGGTGAAGTAGTAACCGCGGGCTCGGGTTCCGGCTCTAAACTATTTTTCTGGGCTAAGGTAATAACTTCCATA